TGGCTTAACTATGATGTCGCCCTTCTTAGCACGAGACCTGATATACTTCACTACCTGTGGAGTAACCTTTGCATCACTAGTATAAATAAGCACATTACCAGTTCGATACAGATGATTAAGAAATCGCTCTGATCGCTCTTTTCCTCCGACACGTCTGAACCACTCTTTCAGGAATTTCTCTACGGACTTATCCTCATGTACGATACTGATCCCTTGAGATCCGAAATCGCCCATAAGGTCAATAACGTTGTGTACAATACCAACCTTCTTGTATGCTTCCATACAGGTTTTAATCAACGCCTTCTTTCTGGACGGAACGGATTCGTCCCACCTAAAGTAGTTCCAGTCGTCTCTGGTGTAGCTTGTACGTACTGATCTATGTTCTTCGATATCTATGAAGTCGCGATGGTTAGCTCTCGCTCTACCTCCGTATTCTCCTATACATTCTCCGTACTTAGTTAGATCGCTTTCTGACGGGGTTTGTCCCTGCCAGGTAATATATGAAGGCTCAACAGGCTTTCTTTGAGGTTGTTCTGCCATTTATCTCTCCTGGGAATTTACTAGTGTATTATTGATGTATCCAAGTCTTTTTTCCGAATCATCTTTCGGTAAAAAGTGACCTAGGTATTCCAAATAGTTTCTTATCTTCTTTTCATATAACTCTTGCTCTTCATATGAATTCACTATGAAAATATCATACCTTAAAGGTTGATCTTCATAACAAGAATATCTACGAAAGTTTCTTGTAGGACTAGTTGTCAATCCAACTTTGAGAATAATATCATTACAATCAGAGATGATATATAGAACCTTATCAGATTCAATTTTATCTCTATTATCATGAGTAAAACTTGTTACATACTGTAGTTTAGAAAACCTATTCAGAATGTCTGAAATAAGTACCTTACCAGAGTGTTGAATATCCTTAAAGCCATCCCAATACCCATCCACACAGTCATCAAACGATGTTAAAAGGAAAAGGTCGCTATTAGCATACTTGTCATACCCATACTCCTTGATGGATTGTCTACAGAGATCTCCACCACAGTATTTATAGGTCTTGTTCTGATACGCCTCAGTTACGTCACTCTTGCATCTTCTACAGTAATCCACAATTCAATTCCCGTTCTAATTGATTTGACAAACAATTCATTTATCTATCCTATTATACACAATTTCTAATACACCCCATCAACATTAAACCAGTCTGGACCCTCAAAAAGCTTACCTGTGGGATCTTTTATCTCTTCCAGGGTAGCAAAACCCCCATAATAGTTGGCATCTACGGAAGGAATCAACTTATTCAGGTCTCTCGCAGCTTTGTTAGCCATCATTAGGGCGGAATAGCGGTCCTTACGAATACGTTCCTTCTTACCTGCCGCAACAACCACCTCTGGAGTATCCCATCTTTCCCTACCAGACGGCGTCTGAGTAATCTCAATCATAGCTAACTCGTCCTTAAGTTCCTCTATTTCCATAACACACTCTTCCAGGGTGTCATAGGTTCGGTTCTTAACCTCGTCCTCAATATTAGCCAGACCCATAAGTACAGAGTCAAACATCGGGAAGATTAGGATCTGATCTTCGAAGTCCTTACGCATACCGTGGTTAGCATCACGCAACCAGTCATACTGGGAGAACTGACACATCTCAAGAATATGTAGACCCTTGAAGTCGTCCGTATCTTTCTCTACGTCCTCTTCGATAATCTGCCAGATAGGAAGCTCACCCTCCATGATCTTGTCTTTATCATGTAAGGCTTCTTCTACGGCGATACCGCCACCACCAGCATCCATAGATATGTGCTTGCAGGGGAATCTACGCATTAGATCACGGATCTTCCTTGCACAGAAGGAGTAGAATTCCGTCTCCTTAGTCTCACCGAACTTAACTTTCGCCCTATGTTCAGAACGGGTAATAGTCCAGCTATAGACAATGCGACGGTGATCCGGGTTAAGCTCTAGAACCACAATGGAGAAATTATCCACTTCAGACGCGGGGTCAACTCCAAATATGTACTCTTTCTTTGGACTACCTAATAGTCCCGCAGAGAACACAATAGGGTTATCCTGCCAGTCCAGGATAGGAGGTTCGATTTTCGGATCTTTAGCTACACAAGCCTCAATCAGACTTCGCTTAAAGAAGCCCTGAGAGTCTCTAGTGAATACGGCCCCGTACTCCATTTTGTAAATACCGGCGTGTACTGTGGCCTTAGAACGAGCTACCTGTGCGGCATCCATGAAGCCTTCAGGGAGTAACTCATAAGGAATACGGATAACAGAGTATTGCACCCAGTCAAAGTCTTTTGGAGGATCATCGCCCCCAAACATTTCTCGGACCTGGTTCTTGTTACCGCGAGTCTTGATAATCTTACACCACTTCTTCCAATAGTCCGCGAAGTGATTAAAGTCGTAGTAGGCGGTACCAGAGAAGATAATCTGGTTATCCTTACTACTGGAGATATCATTCTCGTCTTCTTCCATATCAATGCCCATCTCAGCAGCCGCCCTAAGAGCAGCAAGCCTCTGAACATTCTCAATAGGGTCAGCGGTTACAACACCGAAACCAGCAACAACTGTTTCAAAGATATCACGAGGAATGGACGCAAATTCGTCCGCAATAATATCGTTAGCACGTTGACCACGAATCTTACTACCGTCACCCAAAGGTAGACAGGTAATAGTAGAATCGTTAATTCTTAGTACGTGCTGGTCATTACTACGGCGAGGACCACTGTTCTTATCGCACAGGCTCTGTAGAATAGGCGAATTGTTCCACAGCGTTTCCATGTAGTCAAATAGAACTTTTGACTGACGGAACGCGGCACCTACAATAACTACCTTCCTCTTAGGGAGAATCAATGCTCGCAGGATGGCATATACTGATAAGATGAAAGACTTACCAAAACCACGGCTCGCGATGAGCATTGGGAACTTACGATTCCACATTTCCTCAAGCATCAGGCTCTGGGAAGGTAGAATGTTAATGCCAAGGATTACATTACAGGTAAAGGAAAAGTATTCGGGCTTTGTCAGTAGCCAGGTTAGTTTAAGATGGAATTGAGCATCACTGGGATTCAGCATATCGGCGGGGTTGAAGATTTCCCTCTCAGGAATATCTATCCCCAGCCATGCGTCGTTAATTTGTCTTAGTTGCTCATCGGTTGGTTGGGTGGTTTCTAATGTCATACCATAGCCGTCTTGAATTTTCTATCTCCCCATACACAGTCCGCAAATCCATAATAGACGGCGTCCTCTGGAGATAGATACCAGTCACCGTCTTTCAACTTCCTTTTGATGAAACTATGAGCCTTCACGGTGTCCCCACTGGGGTGCTTATCATTGAAGAACTGTGAATTCACCATCTTATCAGAGTAAATATCGATCATGACCTTACCATTCAACCTCTCTTGTTTTGAGAGTGCTTGATAGTTCAGGAAGTGGCCCTCAAAGCCTGTCGATCCGAAGTGGCACATATAGTGCGAGTTGGGCATCATGACCCTAAAGTCTGCGGCCTGTAATACGATACTACTCATTGAGGAAGCCTGCCCGTGAACATAAACTGTTACGTAAGACTTACAACTGCGAATAGCATCATACATAGCCATACCGGATTCCCACATACCACCAATGGTAAACATATGGACAGTAATAGGTTTCTCCGTCAGTGAGTCTAACAGGGTAATGTTCTTCAGAAAGACCGCAGCCGATCTGTAGTCAATACCAGGTTCTTCCTCAGTATTCTCGATGTATGAGTGAAGAAAGATCTCGCGACCCTCTATATTTAACCCATACGCGTGTAGATCATGAATGATCCCAGGTTGTTTCATTGTCCTCTCCCGATACTGTACTTTTCGTTAACCCTCTTGAAGAGGGAACTTACGTACATGAAGCCGTTGTACTTGTCACCACAGAATACAACATTAATGTCATCGAAAATCTCGAACTCCATAAGACAACGCAGCATATACTTACCGGTAATCTTTAGGGGGTTCTTACTCCCTTTACGTAGGCTATCCTTACGCACCTTGGTCCCTTCAGGGAATTTAGATATATCCGCCATGCTAAACTCAAGTACGAGATAACGATGAGGGAAGTGTTTCATCCTCTGAATTTCGTTCATAAACCTGTGTTTGTCTTGACCAAGATTAAGGGCCAGTTCAGTAACGGACGCCTTTCTTTCAACACAGATCTTGTCTTCTAGTCCCTTGATGGTATAATCACCAGTATCCAGTTTCAGATCCTCCATACCGACACATAGATTGTACGGTTTGAAGTGATACCCTTGTTGTTCTCTGGTATCTCTGATGATGGTATATTCAGGGGCTTTAGTTGCTTTTGCCATTGTTTATTGCGATCTCCAAAAATAGACCCTCATAGGCTCGCTCGTTGTTAGTCACTTCCTTGTGGCAACCCCAGCATAGCGTAATACCATTATCAGGTTCGTATCTTAAAAATGGTTGGTCTGCCCACCTTTGAATATGGTGAGCGTTAAGTGATTTTCTCCGTTTACAGCCAGGCATCTGGCATCTCCGTTTATCCCTAGTAAACACTCTTTTCCTCCACTCTGCATAGAGCGGATCGTCATAGTTTCTTTTAGACATCAAATTTACTTTCGTTGCTGGCTAACGATATCTTAGTTACTCGTACATCATACATAATGTCCTTAGTAAACTTGACTGACTTCGATGGATCACCACCGTGCTGTCTCATTATGAGATCGGATAACCCAGTATAGGCCCGAAAACAGGCATCATCTGGGTCGCTCGCCGTTTGAAATATGATAGGGTTGGTGTAATTGTAACTCCCGAGAGAAAATTTCTTTAATCTCCCAAGAACTAGTATCATATCAATGTAGACCTTATAGATTTTCATTTACATCATGTTCCACCATGAGTTTAACCAGATCTGTAAACGAATGCCTAGGTGTCCATCCTAACTTATCTCTTGCTTTTGTATTTATCCCTCGAAGGTAATCAACCTCGGCTGGTCTATAGAATTCTGGATCGATTATTACATTACTCTCCCAACTACCTATCCCCGCAACTTCAAACGCTACGCCCAGGAAATCTCGAATGGTATGAGTCTCACCAGTGCAAATGACGTAATCATCTGGCCTATCCTGCTGTAACATCAACCACATGGCTTCCACATAATCTCCTGAGTACCCCCAGTCTCGGAATGCTTCAAGATTACCCAGACGCAGCTTGGAAAACGTACTCTTAACATCATCACTATTATACTTGTAAGCAATAATGGAGTCAGTACGGTTGCATCCTCGGATCGGATATTGAGAATTCTTCTTACGCCAAGCGGTATATTCTCCAATCCACTTGGTTATTTTCCTTGTCACAAAGTTATCGCCACGTCTCGGACCCTCATGGTTGAATAAAATCCCAGAACTGGCGTGAATACCGTATGCATCCCTATAGAGGCTAGTCATATAATGAGCAGCACACTTAGCTATGGCATACGGCGATTGTGGAAGGAACTTTGTATTTTCGTCTTGGTATTTTAGTTGTAGTGGTTCATTGTTTCGAACTTTCTTGAGGTACTGGCGTTCATTTTGATAATCTGGCCTTGTATCATAGTTGGAGCCGAACATCTCACTCGAACTAGCCTGATAGAACTTACCTTTGACCCCTTCGTCAACCATACACTGCAAAATGTTCAAACACCCTTTACCAGTAATGTCCCAAGTTAATCCGGGTTGCTTAAACGAAACCCCTACATGAGACTGGGCAGCAAGGTTATAGACTTCATCAACATCAACGTGATCCTTAAAGATACGCCCAACGCTATGAGCGTCCGTTATATCGCCCTGAATTAAATCGAATTTATCGATTCGACCCAGATGCTTAATCCTTTCTGTATTATCTACTGAGCACCGTCTGGATACTCCTACCACGTCGTAGCCTTTCTCGATTAACAAATCTGCAAGGTGGCTACCGTCCTGTCCTGTTACGCCGAAAATGATTGCTTTAGGCATGTGACTCTCCTAACATGTGGATATTATATCCGAATTCAATAAAATCCGAATGGTATTTCTTAGCTACACGGTCCATACATTGAATATCATAGAACTCCTGATAATCTGGATGTGCCGACATGTTCATATAGGGAACTTTTAACTTATGCCCCGTATGATCTTCTATTATTTCTAGTCCGTTATCAAGCCCCATAAAGTCCTCAAACATCAATACAAAGTCCAGATCGCTCACCCTGAAGAAATGGCTCTGTTGTTTGAAGTGTATTGGCCATCCACGTCGGAATATGTTATTAAAGTCCTCTGACATAACCAATGCACGGAAGGTCTTAATGAGATCTGTACCACCCCAACTACCATCCTCTCTGGTCAGGTATTGGTCAGTGTATTTTTTAAGCAACTGGTAAACTAAGGGATATGAGTCCCAATGATAGTCACCCGAATCCA